CTAATTTGATGATTGTTTCTTTTAGAACGGCATCTGTCGTCCATTTTTTGCGCTGGGCTTGCGTCAAAGGGGTTTTGATAAAACATTTGGTTTTTAAACTCGAAGCCACAAATATAAGTTTAAAAGGAACCCCTCTTTCCAAGTGGTTTAGTTCGGCTCGTTGTCTGTCTCCACTGGTGCTGCTGGTGCTGCTGAAGGAGGTGTCTGCCAATAGATTTTTTGTGTGAAAATAAGACCAAATATGTTGCGCTAGGTTTTTGGCTCGAATGTTTATCTGAGTTTGTTGTTCAATTAAAACAACTGTGCATGTTGCAATATCTGGGGTTGTTTCTAATATATGGGTAATTTTAGAACATGAATCTATAATGGTTGGTTTCTTTTTTTTTAAAGAGGGGTCGGTCAATAAATCGTAAAAATATATATTTTCAACTGTCAACTCTGTTAAATCTAAAATAACGTTTTCGACGCCTTCGATGGACTGTGTTTTTTTTGGAAAGACGGTTATAATAGAAAAAGCAAAGTTTTTTTCACCAATGTCTATGCTTACAATCTTCATTTTTATAACTGATATTTAACCTTAAAGGTTAAATATCAAAAAATTTTAAGAATAAGCATCGTTTTAGAGAAAATATGATAAACATTGATCATATTTGAATTTTAAATACAATTGTATAAGATCATTGTCGTAAAATAGAAAATGGATACGTCTGCATTGTTTTTGTATGAAAAATTAATTCAAATGCACAACGACGCGCTCCTTGGTTCAATTCAATCCAAGTCTCTGACTGGTTCAGATGCAGGCAGTCTTACTTGTGAACATCATAATACTTGTAAAGACGACGGTTCCAAAACTGTGTGTTTAGATTGTGGAGAGGTAACAGAAGAAAACCATGTTATAACATTACATTATATGAACGGATTTAACATGACAAACAGAAGAGTTTTGGAGCCATCTATTTACAGTTTAATTCCTACGTTTATTGACCAAGAAATTAAAGCGCTTGCTGTTGAAATTTATAACGCGGTTACAAATAAAAAAGCGTTTCGCAACACGGCAAAAAAAGCTCTTGTGATGGCTTCTTTACACAGAGCCGCGGCTCTGTGTAAAGAAGGATCGGCCATATCTTATTATGATTTGTTGGAGATGTTTAATCTCCAACAACATGAAGCCAACAAAGGGTTTAATATATTGTCAAGCGGGGTGTCGAAAACATCTCCCTATTTTAAAATATTCGATTATGAACAAGAAGAAATTCTTGGTATTTCTTCTAAAATAAAACAGTTGAAAATTTCAGACCCTTCGTCTATTTTTTTTAGATTAACTGTAAACACCTTTTTGTTGTTGAAAAAAAAAAGCACGGCCGTTAACTCCGCACAATATTGTTCTGTAATTTGCGGATGTATTTATTTTTGGGCGGTACATTTAAATTACACCATTTCAGAAGAGATGTTTGTCAAAGATGCCCGCCTTTCAAAAACCACTTTACTTCGTAATTACACAATTGTATGTGAAGTTGTATTTAAACATATTTTAAAATCTCTCTTTTCGATACTATTGCAAAAATGTATTCAATTTCCGATTGCAAAACCTCTGCGTCGACGAAAAGTATTTCCCAAAGCAGCTGTTTCCCCGGAAGAAATGTTATATAATCCAGACGATAAATGTACCTTATACAATCCATTCGATCCTGAAAAAATAACAGTTATTTGTAAAGGGCGCTCTTTACCATTGGATACTGTTGATGATATCTTGGATTGGAATTTACTATTGGGAACATATTATATTACAACTGACGTGACATTAAATTTGCGTGTTGTTTTAAACAAAAGAAATGATAAATATGTTTATTTTGATTTTTTAACGTATAATAAATTAAATCAAGTTGATGGGCAAACTATATTACGTGATCTTTTATTGAAAACATTTGATTCAAATACCCCCTTCGGGAGCGTCGCCGAAAATGACGCAGACTTTTTACCTCCTTCAGCGGCGCCACCAAACGTTTCATGTTTGATAGTACCCCCGAAGGGGGTACTATCCGTTAAAGATCACCTATGCGACGAGCCTGCCATTGAAGATGGCAGCATCTCGTTTCCACCTCCTCAGCAGAAAATTTCGAGCGAAAACGACATTTAAAAGTATAAACAATTTTACGTTTTGAAACATAAAAAAGCGGTAGGTCCAATAGTAAAATAAATAAAGCTCCTACGTTTAAAACTCACGCTGCATGCAAAATGCTGACCCACTACACATTGCCAAGTGATGCCATATTGTTGGTCGGCGCTGTTTTTAATAAATGTTGCTACGTCTTTTTCTAACGTAAAACTTTCTATCGCTTTAATTGCAAAACCAATAAATGTTCGCGCCATGTCATCGGACATATCTGTGTTCTCTTTTTTTAACGTTGCTTTAACAGGCATTTTATGTAAACAGTATATTTTTGATTATAAACATGATTGTCACGCTGTTGACTTATTACTCGTCATCAGTCTCGACAAATAATGGATGATTAAAAAGAAATATTATGATTTTTACATAAAATGGATCTTCCTGTTGTAATTAAATATACAGATATGCCTGCTGGGCAAGCGAACCAGATTACAGTATTTGCTAAACAAGCGCTCAGCCAAAATACTCCCATAATCGAAAAAGACGTGGCAAAAATTCTTAAAGCGAAAGTTGAAAAACAGTATAAGGGTACATGGCAGTGTGTGATTGGGCGTCATTTTGCATGTAGCGTGAGTTATGAACTTAAAAGTTTTATATATTTTTACGTGGGTGTAACAGGGTTTTTATGTTTTAAAATGTGAACCAATATAATTGAAAGATATATAAAGCTTATTTAACCAATAGTTAAATAATGGTCGATTCCAGTGATACAATTAATTCGCCAATTATAGAAAATTGCAATACAGCAGTTGGTGTTCCACCTCCATGGAATAAAATGAACACCCCATATATGTTGTTTGACTCGTTGTCCGGGGTCGAAAAACAAAATTGGGAGAAAAGAATGGCAGATATTGATGCAACGAGGATTTATTGTGATATTTGTCATGTCATAACAAACAGTCTTGATCAATATCAATATCATCTTAATGGAGAAAAACACAGAAAACAAAAAGAATCAAAAACTTTATTTACTGGTGACGATTCTTTGGAAGAAATTGAATATAATTTCGAAATTAAAACATATAAATGCAAAATCTGTGATGAGGTGGTATTAAATAGCTCGTTTTCGATAAAACAACATCTAAACGGTAAACTGCATAAAAAAAATAAAGCATTAAAACAAAAAAATCTTGAACCGGAATAAATGATTCGTGCCCCGCCACCAGGCACTTCACGTCTGGGGGGTAGCCGCTTCGTGGCCGCCGCCGAAGGCGGTAAATGTCCGCAAAAACATGGTTGTATTTGTTTAAAAACGTCGATTTCATAAAGATTAACTCTTTATGAAATCAATAAAATTAGTTTAAATTTTTACCCAGTGGGCACTTCGCGCCCATCAACTAAAAACTCGATTAACTAATTTTAAACAATAGCTAAAAACAACACTATGAAAGTTGATGGTATTTATTTTAAAACATATTTGCTCGACACCCCTGTTACAATTTTTGAACGCATTGCTTTGGAAAAAGGTATTTTACCAAAATACCTGGAATGCGACCCCATATTAGATTCAACGTTCAAAATTACGGAAGATGTTAATATTAAAACCACTAACATTTTTTTAAAATTTGCAAAACAATCGAGATTTGATTTTCCGAGTGATGAAATTTCTTCTAATATTTCACGACGAGAAGCCGAAGAAATCTTTATTATCTATCATAAAGTAGTAAATGAAGACGAATTGTTATTACAATTCATAACTAACGTTGTCGTAGAAAATGTATATTTTATATGGGATTCGAGGGTGTCTAGATTGAACCAGTTTGAAACAGAATTTCATTCATTTAGAAAAAAAACAGAAACATCAATTAGCTATTTTAAACGTTTTGAATTGATTGAGCCCGCTCAATCTCTAGTGTATAATGAAACAAGCAAAAGAATTAACATTTTTATCGATCAAAACATGGCTATTGCGGAAGTTTTTAATAGTGTGATTACATCTTATTATGTGCCATATGTGAATTTTAATAAATTTTATAAAATTGTACATAATTTTCAAATCCATTCGGGTTGGTTAGAATATGAAATCGATAATGCAATTTTTTTAAAAATAGACTGTGAAACAAAATCTGTATTTTATACTCCTCTAACTCATCTCATTCCACTTGACCAGGTAGACGTTTTAGAAAACACAGTTGTTCCAATCGTCCCCTCTTTGACAAAACACCCAAAACTTTATGACCGATATACAAACGCTGTTTTAATTAAAACAAAATTCCAAGAGCGTGATTGCCTCTTAATAACAGCCGATTTGACAGTAGGTGCAAACAACGTGTCAAAAGATGTATTTATAGATCGTATATTGAATGCTATAACATGTATTGATGCCAAAAATATATTGCAAATTGAAGAAACTAACAACACAGGAGTTGTTATTTTTCCTCATCAAACAATATTTATTCCTGTATGGGCGGATTTATGTATGACGAATCATTTCTTTTCTAGTGTTGTTGCAATCGACGAGTCGATTCGATCTTCTAAAACGCGAGAAAATTCTTATTTATATGTTATCAACACACCAGATATTATCACTCTTATAATGAAAAAAATAAAAAAACCCGGAATGTATAACATGGAAAAAGAAGGGTCACCATATATTCGAACAATTATTAAAGCACGAACTTATAACGATGCTCTTCGTTATCAAGATATTATTAACAGGTTGTTTACAATTTATAACACAGAGTTCCAAAACATTGTCGATGTGTATCGTGTATTTTTACCAACTTTTTTGAAAGATAAAGAAATAAAGCTTCAAACTCTTAAACAGCCCGACGATTTTACTAGTTTGAAAAATATAGCCCCTGATATATTTTTACCAAATTATAGCCGTGAATGTGCTAAACGACCAACTGTTGTCTCTAACCAAGAAGCGGCTCTTTTAATGGAGACAGGTGAAAAACCCGTTATGCCATTTCCTGTTTTTGGAGAAGCAGAACAACGATGGTATGTATGCAACCACGAGTCTCATCCTTATCCAGGTTTACGAAAAAATAAACTTGAAAATCGTAACAAATATCCGTTTTTACCATGTTGTTATATAAAAGATCAAGATAGAGAGGGTACAAAATTGCGGCATTATTATCTTCAAACAAAATTAAAACCACATCAACCTGTAATACAAGATGTTTTTTTATCTAATAAAATTTTACCCCCAGGGCTGGCCGGTGTTTTACCTGAAAATCTTAAAAGACTATTTCAAATAATTAATCCAAATTTAGAATATCAATTTTTACGATTTGGTATTAACACCAATAAAAACTCTTTACTAGAAGCTGTTATGGTTGCTCTGAATTATAACAATTTACAGTTTTTAGAACCCTCACAACGGATTAGGGTGGTTGAAAAACAAAGAGAGGTATTGGTTCAACATGCAGAGATTTACGCTTATGCAGCCAAACAAGAATTATACGACTATTCGTTGGATACAATAATTTCCAAATTAAAATACTCAAATCTCAATGTTGTTGAAGTTGTTCACGTTATTGAACAAATGTTTGATTGTAATATTTTTATTTTTGCTGTAAATGAAAAAAACCCTGCCGGTATTTTTGTTGTTCCTCCTCATTCGCGAGTATATATTAAAAATGTACCTCTAAGACCGACTGTTCTTATTTATCATCTTGAACGAGCAAACGAATTTCACAACGAACTTATTGTGCAAGCAAGAGTTGATCAACCTAAAATATTAAACAACATGCTTACCACCTTTACATTTAACGGAGACGTGGTTAAAAATATATGGCAAATATTTATTAGTATAACACGCTCATTTAAACATTCAACCCCCATTCCTTCGTCTATCCTACCGTATATTAAACCCGTCACGACACTTTTACTTAATCCAACTCCTAAAACATATACAATTTTAGCGATTTCTCAACATATTGATCGATATGGGAAAACAAGGGTTCTTAATCTATCTATGAAAGACGAGAATTTATTAACTTCTAAAATTACAATGATAACGGATCCGATCCCCCCTTATTCATCTCCTGTAAGCACTAAAATTTATAGACCGTCATTAAAAACTGTGTCGGATCTTGTAAGGATATTAAAAGCCACCGTCGTAGAACAACGCATCTTAAAAAATAGATGTCGTGAAGTTGTTGCCACTATAACATCTCTGTCTATTAAAGATCCGAGACAACCGGAACAAACTGTTAGTAAATTGACCACCGCTTTAACAATCATTATGTTATGTGATGATTCAACCCATTTAGAAAACGTACCTAAAACTTCAGCCGTAGAGTATGAAAATCTGTTTCAAAAACAATCTACCCCCCTAATGATTTACACAAAAAACAAAAAACTTGCAAAACTCTTATACCAGCATGCCCTATATTTATTTTCAACTTTTTTATATCAAAACTCCCTTTCTCCTTCCGACCACTGGTTAGCCAAATGGGCTACAAAATATGTGGAAATTAATCCAGTTCTTTT